TGATGTGCGCATACTGGGTGTGGAATATGAAGGCCGAGAATTTACCGGCCGTGAGATCTGTCACAAGCGTGATATCGAACTACACTTCAATGGCCGTGATCATTCATTCAGCAGCAGTGAATTGCGCCAACGTGTGGTCAATGCTGAAGTCTTGAAAAAGAAACTGGAAGCCTGGGAACCAACTGGTGCAGATGACACAGGTGGTCCCAGTCCACGATGATACTGTACGTAAACGGCGACAGCCATACTGCGGCTGCTGAAGCAGTTAACTCACATTGTTTTGCTGAAGATGACAGAGAATTATATCATCTAGGTCGACGTCCTCATCCGGCCAATGTAGCAGTGAGTTGGGGGCATCATTTGGCCAAACTGATCAATGCTGAATTTTACTGTGATGCAGAGTCGGCTGCCAGCAATGCCAGAATCATGCGTACCACACGCGACTGGATACACAAAAACTACAACCGGTTGGATCGCACTGTCATGGTCATACAATGGTCAACGTGGGAACGAGAAGAGTGGCCGTATGAAGGGCAGTATTGGCAAGTCAATGCATCCGGCATAGATCATGTGCCTGCGGCTCTGCAAGATCGGTACAAACAGTTTGTTTCCAGTGTAAATTGGGGACGTTGTGCTGAACAAGCACATAGAGAAATTTGGCAGTTTCACCAAGAACTCAACAAAAAAAATATTCAACATGTGTTCTTCAATGGAAACAGCAACTTTGCCAGCATGCCCAATCATTTCAATTGGTCTGGTTGCTACATGAATCCTTACGATGCCAAAATAACCTATAGCAATTTGCTCAAAACCGCAGGATTTTCAACAGTAAACCCACAAAGTTGGCATTTTGGTGCAGATGCCCATAGCTTTTGGGCCAATTATGTGTTACAATACATCAAGCAAAACAACTTGGTGAACACACATGCGCTACCTATTGATTGACACTAGTAATATGTTTTTTCGTGCGCGGCACCAGGCTCATCGTGCCGCAGACACGTGGACCAAATTGGGATTTGCCTTGCACTTGACCTTGATGAGTGCAAACAAAGTGGCCCGTGATTTAGGTGCTGATCATGTGGTATTCGCACTAGAGGGTCGCTCGTGGCGCAAAGATTACTATAAACCCTACAAAGCCAATCGTGCTGTGGCACGTGGGCAAATGAGCGAGTCAGAAGCAGAAGAGGACAAACTGTTCTGGGAAACGTATGATGAGCTGACTAAATACTTGTCTACACGAACCAACTGTAGTGTGATCCGCTGTGCCACAGCAGAAGCAGATGATATCATTGCACGTTGGATTGCACTACACCCCCAAGACGAACATGTTGTGGTCAGCTCAGATTCTGACTTTGTGCAGTTGATTGCACCCAATGTCAAATTATACAATGGCATCAACGATCACTTGTTCAGTACCACGGGTGTGACAGACGCAAAAGGCAAAAACTTGGCATTTACTATTGAGAGCAACTCAAAGATCAAGGTTGGCAAAGCCGATGCTAACTTTGTGCCACCTGTTGATTATCAACGTTGGGTGTTGTTCTTGAAGTGCATGCGTGGTGATCCTAGTGACAATGTGTTCTCGGCCTATCCAGGTGTGCGGGTGAAAGGCACAAAGAATCAAGTGGGACTCACAGAAGCATTTGAAGATCGTGATCGTCGAGGCTATGCTTGGAACAATCTCATGTTGCAACGCTGGTCTGACCATGAGCAGGCCGAACACAAGGTATTGGAAGATTATGAACGCAATCGCATCTTGATTGATCTCACAGCACAGCCTGATGCAATCAAAGCCGCAGTAGATGAAGCCATACGTGAACAGATTAGCCACAAGGATGTGGGCATGGTAGGTGCGCACTTTTTACGGTTCTGTGGCAAATATGAACTTACCAAACTCAGTGACTTTGCAGAAGCAATTGGTCGCTGGTTGAATCAAACATACAAAGGAGTATTAGATGATCGAAGCCAAACCCATAGTGGATAAAAAGTATTGGATCTTGAAGCAGGATGATCGTAAAGTAGGTGTGGTAGAAGCCGAAGGCGATGGCTACACTGTGCGCATCAATGACCAAGTGGGCAAGTTTAAAACCATTCCCATGGTACGTAAAAAGGCCAACATTGAATTTGTGCCACCCGAAAAGACCACAAAGCCTGCGCCGGATCAAGTGCATGGATTTGAAACAGGGTGCAGAGCATTCAACCCCATGTGGGATGTCAAACATCGACTACCACTGTTTACAAAAGAACACAAATCCAAGTCATGGTATGCCGCAGGTTGGTATGCTGTGAAACAACATCGCTCATGGAAATTGCTTCGCAACCCCAAGCTGATTGTGTTGGAACGTTATCAATATCAAGGACCATTTCATACCCAGGAGACAGCACGTGACAAATCCCTTTCGTGATCAAGAAAAATTCATGCGAGCATGCGATCAAAGTGTTGACGCAATGAACGAATCTCAGTATGCAATGTATGTTAAACTAATTGATGAAGAACATCAGGAATTATTAGAAGCCACATTGACAGAAGATCGAGTAGAACAACTGGATGCGCTTATAGACATTCTGGTTGTAACAATAGGTGCTATCCATTCAATAGGCGCAGATGCAGAAGGTGCATGGAAAGAAGTTATGATGACAAACTTTGCCAAGATTGATCGAGATACAGGCAAGGTGCGCAAACGTGAAGATGGTAAAGTTTTAAAACCTGTGGGCTGGACTGCACCTAATCTTGTACCGTTCTTGAAACGATGAGCATACACATACATCGGTTTGTGGATAGTGTCAAAGCACACGAAGCACGTGGGCAACGAGACTTCTCCATGCCCATGCGCGATGCCAAAGACTTGCATGCGGACATCACTAAATTGTTGATTACACTGGAACAAATACGTGAACAACAAGCACGTGGCGCGGAAGTTGTAGAAGTGCAGATCACTGGGGGCAGTTTTAAATCTGCATAGTTATTGGCATAAATAAACATGGAGTTTAATATGTCAAGACCAAAGCCCACAGTGCTGATTGAGCACACCAACAAACAGACCTACAAGACAGAACAAGTGCTGGCTTCGGAAGGTGTATGGGCTGTGTTTTTTGATGCCAACCCTATTAATCTCAAAACCAGCAATTTGCTCACACAGTTTCCTGGACCCAAATACAAAAAGGTATCGTTCTCCAACCCCGGACACGCTATCAACTTGGCTCGCAAACTCAACACACAATTCCGAACAGACAAGTTCTCGGTTGTGCTGTTAACGCAAGGGGATAAGATCTATCCCAATGCTCAATAAACTTACTCTCACTCAAGAACTCATAACACGTTATCCTGATGCTCCGTTGTTGGACGAGGCCATGGTCACCTGGTGGCAAAACATACGTGATGATGGTGGCTTGAGACTCACATACCAAGGTTTTTATGTGTTTGAAAACTTGCTGGAACTCAGTAGTTACTCATTTGATCTGCCGGAAAAATTGCTGACACCCAAGAACTTGATTGCATTGGACCGGCATATGACCTGTCCCTACTACATGGTCAACAATCGCAAGCTCAACAAACTGGTGATGTTTGGCAGCAAAGAAGCCATGATGGCTACATTGCATGGAGACATACAAAGATTTATTAAAAGTTTAACTTACTGATCAATTGCTCACAGTCACGCTGGAATCGTATTTCCATTATAGTGGGATAGTCATCTAATAGAAATTCACGTTGGGCACGTAACCGCTGACGATAGGGCGAAAGATCTATGTGCCCCTGTATCAAGTCTTGATTACGCAATATAGCCTGTTCTGCACGAATCTCATTGGGTAGTTGATCATAAGATGTATCTACTACATCATCACACATGTCAAATCCCAGTTCTTTGCAGTCTGCAACTATGCCTGGATATCCTATCACAATGGGTATTTGTTCGGCCAACATGGCCATGATGGTTTTTTCTGTTATGATGCCTGGAGCTGAATCATATTGTGTTTCTGTCACAATATTAACTGAACATGATCCATACACATTGATCAATCTGATGAAGTTATCTTCGTTTTCAGTGCCACGGTATGTAGAATATGCCCATTCAGGCAACGGTATCTGGTTATGATAACTGAGTATGCCATTGGACCAATGTTGTAGAATTTCTTTGACTTGATGTCTGTGTGGGCACATTCTACCATTCAGACACTGCCAGGCATGAGTATGTGGCTGATCAAACATGTGATGCCATTCTGGCCAACGAAGATGCAAATTTTTAAGAATTTCGTATTCGTGAAGATTGAATTCAATTAAATTTATTGGGCCTTGATAGTAGCGATGCATAGCATGCGGCCAATGAATCACAACCACTTGATTGGCGCGATCGCCGTAGTGATCAGTCACTAAATCCAGTTCAACTATTCTGCCATCACGAACTGTGACAAAGTCTTGAAAATGCAAAAACAATATGGTGTTGTCTTTGAACTCTACCTTGGGCAGTCGCAACGGCCAGGCAGTGCTGGGATGATATGGAATTTGAAATGCATTGTATTCTACGTGTACTTCAAATCCTGATTTTTTGAATAAATCTTTAAAAAAGTTTGCATAGTTCATAGAGTATTTACTAAGTAGATCATGTACTGGAACAATCCCTTGATAGAACTAACATGGCCCAACAGTCGTGATCCTGTGATAGAAAGTTTTCACAACGGCACACACTGCTTGTTTTACAACCCCAACATGGCATTCGACACAGTGCAAACCAATCAAAGACTACAAGATTTGTGTGACTGGGCCAATGCAGGATTAGGTGCTGGCTTAGAAAATTTTATCTCAGACACTATAAATCATTATGACATTGCAAACTTGGTCAAACTCAACATGTGGATCGCAGACATAAAAACACAGGGCATTGTAAAACCCTGGATGATGCTGGATCAAGGTGATGGCACCTATCTTGCCGGCACAGGGGATTCGCGAATGAGATGTTTAGAATGTATTCCTAAAATAACTGATGTGCCGGCGTTTATAAGTACACGCCAAGAACATTCAGCAGTTTACTCAGGATTAGAACAAGTACAGTGTTTTGATAGATTTGCTGAATTGTGTGGTGCTGAATCAGGACAAGAATTTTTATTTAGACTCACAGATGTCACTGCACCCTATGGCATGTACTGGTATGAATACAACACTGAACGCACTAGATCAGTGACTCCTACTGAATCTTGGTGTGTGAGCACATTTGTCAACTACGCCCAGCAGCATCCAGATCTAGTCATCACCAAGTCTTGGTTTGGTCAACTGCAAGATTGGCAAACATTTGTTGATTGATGGTTTTCCAATCTTGATATCTATCACCAGTGGACACATGATCAATTCCCAACCAAGGCAATGCATCATTGGCATGTCCTGTAAAACCTTGTTTGGGCAACAGCAGGTGCTGTTGCCACTGTTTGAGAAATGCTGTTTTTAACAATGGTTTTCCTTGCTTGAATTCTACAGGCAAGTTCAGTGCAAACTGCATGACACGTTTGTTCATGAAAGGATTGCGTACTTCTTTGCCCCAGGCACCAGCAATTCGGTCTTGCCCAGGTGCATCACAGCCCACAATCTGTGACCAATAGTCAGCCAGTAGTGTGGCTTGATATGCATTGTTATCATACACACTCAAACACCGGCGCCATAATGCAGGATCACAATGCTCACTATAAGGACTGTGGCTTTGACTGATATCATAATTGATGTGACGGTAAACATCATATCCACCAAACAGTTCATCGGCAGCCACACCAGAGAACAACACTGAGGATTCAGTGTGTTGGGCCACAATCCATTTGCCCACAAAACTCCAACTCTGCACTGGCATCTTTGTGTGCTGTAACAATGCACTATAGGACCGAGCCCAGTGCTCAGGATCTACAACAACGCATTTCAAATTGAGTTGTTGTTGATCGGTTAAAAAATCTCCAATGCGATCCACAATGGGATCTTTGCCGGTCATGTTGGTACACACCAATTCAGCGTGTGGTAGTGTGCTCAATATCAAACTGCTGTCAATCCCGCCCGAGTAACTGATGGCTGTGGCACATGTGGGAGTCATTTCCCGCATGACTCTGGCCCATAAACTATCAAATTCTTCTTGTGCTTCTTGTTGAGTTGGATACGTCGTTGGGCGCACCCAGTCCCACACACTGTCTAGCACTGCATCAGGCACATGATCAACATACAGTTGTCCTGGTGTTAATCTTTCAATGCCCTGCCAAGGCGTTTGGCTTTGCAAGGTCCAGTGTTTGTTTTTGTACTGTTCCAAAACTTTGACACCTTGAATGTAAGTCAGTATGGGTGCAACTTCTGAACACACTACAACAATGTCATCATCTTGATAGCGATACAAATAGTGTTCACCTTGTGGATCAGTTGCGTAGGTCACACGGCTGCCATCCCAGTACACCCAAGCCCAGGGTCCTTCAAAATATTGGAATCTATTGCGGTTGTCTCTGGCTGATTGATACGCTAATTCTATGTCGTTGCTGTAACGTCCGTGCCAACGATAATTGTAAATTTCTCCGTTGTAGGCAAAGAAGTCTGATCTTTTTTCGTTGTAAAAATCTGCTGTGCCTGTGATGTGCAACACAGATTGTGCTATGAAAACGTTGTTGGTGTACTGATATCTCACAAAGTCAGGACCACGACTTTGAAGAATGTCCAAGGCTGTGAGATGTTGCTGTAATGGTCTAGCAGTGCGACTTTCTACATACAGTATTCCACACATTATGTGATCCTGTCAGTCAACCACTCGGCAAAGTCTGCAGGCCATGCAGATTTCATTTTGGTCAATTGTTGTTGATTGTGCGCAGCCGCAGTCTGACAGCGTTGAGACAACGTTGTCCAATTGTGTTGTTTCAACGAATTAATTGTCACGCAGGCAGTGTCCATAAACGCAGATATTTTGTGATGTGCTTCTATCAGTCGATCGTAACGATGATCCACTACATCATCTAACACATCGAATCCCAAAGCACGTAATCTTGCTATGGTATAACGTCCCGAATATACTATCCAAGGTACCGGAGTAACCAAACATCTAAATATCTTTTCACTCAATGCCACCACATTATCACTGCTGTATGTTTCTACTGCGATGTTTAACCAACTGTGAGTATAAGTTTGATCATGGTTGATGCTGTAATTTTTTACGGGCATCATGTTGGCTAGTGTGCGAAACACCGGCAGTTCTGCAGCAGAGGCATGCGTTAGCAGTGCATGGAAATTGTGTTGTGGATCAGTATTTCTATCTTGAACGCAATTGAAATTAACATATCCACTGTCAAATTTCAATCGCTGATGTAAATTTGACAATATTCGCATGCGTTTGAAATCAATGCGATTTACTGCAAATGTATAATCACGATCAGGCTGCCACGTTTGATCAGCAGGCAGGTAAGAATATATTCCGTAAAAACTGTCAGGCGCCCGAGCAACGGTGTATACAGTGGGAGTGTTGATCCAATTGTCCGTTATAACCGTGGTATCGGCATCAAACAAATAAGGTGTGTCTTGTGATCGATCGTCGGCACAGTCCCATGCATCATCTACTAGACTCACAACCACACGGCGGTGTCCATGTTGCCAATGACTTCTTGTGTGACTGATGACTTTTGTAGTTTGATATCCCAGTTCACTCAGGCGTGTATGTATCACATCAACTGCGGATTCTTCGTGTTCCAAGCATTGGCTTGCCTGCCATATTTCATTGCTGTGCATTGTGTTACTTATAGTACTCAAGTATTACCGAGCACAAACCCCAAAAGGTAGTGCTTTTGTAGTACAACATTTCGGTTGACCGAATATGCTCGAAATGCTATAATACACACATGATAAGAAAGAAACGCACTGATCGAACCCATATTGTGTACACAATCCAAATTGGATTGGAGTACTACATTGGTATTACCGCTAAAACTCAACGCACAATCAACATGTCTATTCGTAGCCGTGTTAACAAGCACATCTACCGCGCCCGCACAGAAGACAAGAGCTGGAACCTGTACGAAGCAATTCGTGCCGCAGGCGAAGCCGCTGTAAACTACGCAATCGTGGACATTGTGCGTGGCAAAGATGTTGCACACAAGTTAGAGCGCGAGTTAATACAAAAGTATGCACCTGCATTGAACACTGATGTGCGTGTGAAATCGGTTGCACGATAATTCACAAACTGTTATAATAGTGGCATACAAAGCAAAAAGGAGTCAGCAATGGAACAGTTGAAATCTTGGGAAGACATGACGGATCTTGAGCAAGCCCAATGCACCTATTGGGACATGTACAAGGACGCATATGGCCATCGTCCCCGTGGTATTGACACCAGTGCCTGGACCTTTGCTGACTTTGAGATAGAGTTTGCCAGCCTGGGCTCTGTTATCCAGCGTGAAGAGGCTGACCGCAAGACTGCTGAAGCTGAAGCCATTGTGAAGTTTGAAGACCGTGTGACCAGCCTCATGCACACAGGCGCTGACCGTGAGCGTGTGATTGCCTGGCTCATGGATGCCGAGCACGCCAATGGCGACTCGGAGTATTTTTGTTTCACCCAGGGCTTGCCCTACGGTTATTTTAGAAAGGCAGCATGATGGACTTTGCACTCAAAATTATCCCCGGCGTTGGCGAAGTAGGATTGGACACAGAAGCCAGCCCGGGCAACGGAGCATTCTATGTCAAGATGTACGATGGTTCTTATGATGTGTGTGGCTTTGACACTGTTGAAGAAGCCTATGCAGAACTGTTAGAGATCGCAACTGATAAGGTGGCATGATGAAAGTGTTATTCAAAGTCCCACGTCGTCTGACATACAGTGAGTTATGGATGGCTCGTCATAACGATAACAAGCCCCTCAAACGAGGTGCAGTGAGCAAGACAGACTTTTTCTATGTGACCGAGGTCACCGACAAGCGAGTGATTGGGTTTGCAATTTGCGAATACACAAAGGAAAAGATGCCCGGTGATAGAAAACTCCTAGCCGGCGGCAAGTTTCATCTGTATTATGATCCCAGCGGCGCTGGCCCTGCTTATTATCTCAAGGATGCTGTAAAATGAGATTCACAGTTGAATGGCACGACAAAGCCCATCGTTGGGACGTGGTGCGCTGGGCCACTACTGCGGAAGGTGCATGGGTTGGCACCACAGTGGACCGGTGTGCCATCCTTGAGGATGCTGAAGAAATTTGTGCATATCACATGGACATGATGAACCCTGCCCTGTGGGCCGAAGTTGGTTGTGAATTTGATCGGGAGACAGCATAATGGCAGGCAAAGCAAAATCAGTTTATCTCACAATCACCGTCAAAGGCAAACTCAATGCAGTGTTTCGCAAGGTGTTTTTCAATGCCAGTGACTACAATGCCTACGTCAAAACTGACGAGTTCAAGGCACAATGGCCCGCCACAGAATATGACATCATAAAGGAGACTTACTGATGTGGTCGCTGGTACTTTTTATTGTTGTTCCGTTTGGGCCATTAGAGATGATGGGTGAGATTGGGCAATACAAAGCATTGAATCAATGTGCGTATGCACAGAATACCACACAACCCACAATATCGTCAACCAATCCCAATGGTCTTTTGCTCTGCATAAAAGACTATAAAAACACATACGGAGCAGAACAATGAACGAACTGGAAACTGCATTGAACACACATGACTGGAGTCTTGATGGATTCCGAGCTAGATCTGACCTAGACCGTTTGATGAAAGCACATGCCGACCAAGCTCAAGCAACTGCATTGTGGGAACAGTATTGTCCCTGGAGCAACAGCAACGGCGGCTATATAAAATGGGCAAAGAAATAAAACAAATATTGGGAGTTGAACAATGACTAAAATTGTAATAAACCGATGCCACGGTGGCTTTGGGCTCAGTGCCAAGGCCGAGAGTAAATACAAAGAACTGGCTGGCATAACAGATCCTGATTTTCTCAGCCGCCGCATTCCAAGAGACGATGCACACTTGATTGCTGTGGTAGAACTCATGGGCACTGATGCTGACAACAGATTTTCTGAATTGAAGATTGTAGAAATACCCGATGATGTCAATTGGTACGTTGAGGAATATGATGGTAAAGAATGGGTGGCCGAACGCCACAGAACTTGGGAGTAAATGATGACCACAGCAAAAAGTGCCGATGGTGTCGAAGGATGTTTGATACGGGGTCATGACGGCGAATATTATTTCCGTGTGTATGATGCAGATCACAATTTTGTGGACTATGATTTGATGCACAGTGATCTAAGCATCACAATCACAGACCCAGATGCTTATTTCTATCGCAAGCCTGGTCATGATCTTTTGGATCACTCTCCTGCCACATTAGGATTAGAATAATGGCCACCAAACACAACGATGATTTTGATTTGCCGGATCAACACATAGAGCCTGATCCTCCGCCACAGATTGTGGTCATAGCAGAAGATTTGAAACTGGGTCCTGCCAAAGTCAACCCCTATGATCGCAATGCCTGGATCCGAGAGTTTGGCCCTAAGCCACTCAGTGCGGGCATGCGAGCCATGGATTTTGCTATTGTGGGCATGCTGGCTGGCACTGTGTTGTTGTTTGTGAAAGCATGGTCCTGGGCATTTTTTAGTTGATTGTGTGTTTGTATGAAATGTTCTATGCCGCCATCAACCGTTCCTACAGTTTTGAATTTAATCAGCATGGCTAACAAAGAACTCTGATCAACTTCAGGATGATTAATTACCTGATTGTCAGCATACCATTGTTTTGTCATATGCCCCCATGGATCCATAGATGATATAGCAACGTTTTGCATCCCTAGCGATTTGCACAATTTATAATAATCAAATACTTCTTGCCAGTTTTTTTGTTGCAATACAAAACTAGCATCAACGTGGATTCCCATTTGCGTCATTTGTTTTATGCCATCTAATACGATAGAAAGATTCCCACCGCGAGTTTTTTTATAAGTTTCTGCCGTGGCCGCATCTAAACTAACATTTACAGTTTCTAACTGATTGTTACTGTATAACTTTGTTAGTAGATCAATATTTTTCACAATTAAATTACCATTGGTTACTATCGAAAATTTAAAACACTTTGGTAAATCAGGTGCATGGAAAAACTCTAGCCAGGCAGCACTAGCAAAGCAATCGCCAGATCCATCGGCCCTTATGAAAACTGTGTGTTCATAACTTTGATATTCTTTTATAATTTTTCCTAACAAAGATTTTGCGTTAGGATCAACTACAGGGGTATAATAACTTTGATTTCTACAACTGGCGCATTTTAAATTGCAGTTTCGATCAATAGCCATGGCCAGCGTGGTTGGCAATCTTGGGAGGTCGGGCACAAAGTCAAAATTATCAACTGTATCTAGTGAATACAATTTACTGCATTGAGAGTCATCGCAAAATTGATAAGATTGATCTAAGATACTGTGTTTAAATTCTTGTGCCGGAGCGGCATTGCAGATTTCTAACAAGGAATTTTTAAACAAGTTTCCCACAGGACCTTTTTTGTGCCAATTTGGACACAAACAAAACCACACATTACCATTTTGCCCTATATGAACAGTGTCCCAGGGAGAACTACAAAATTTTAACATATACTTATTTATATTAGAGCAAATTACTCTAGACTAGGTCACCAGGCTCAGGCGTTGTATATAGTACATGAAACGAGAACTTGTCAACTAAGTACGCGAACTGCTAGAACGCAATTTCAGCACTGCCGAAATAGCACACAGAATGGGCATAGACTTGGTCAAAATGGCCACAAATCTCATCAATCAATTGCTGGCCCAACCCGCTCTGGGTTGACTATAAATAAAATTCCTGTTACAATACACACATCGGCCCACATAGCTTAATGGTAAAGCAGGCGACTCATAATCGCTTGAGTGGGGGTTCAATTCCCTCTGTGGGCACCAACACTGGCGTTAGTATAATGGATAATACAGCGGATTTCTACTCCGCGAATATGGGTTCGATTCCTGTACGCCGGACCAGTAAATACACTCATGCGAGTATGGGGGAATAGGTAGACCCAGCGGACTTAAAATCCGCCGCTGAATGCGTACCGGTTCGACTCCGGTTACTCGCACCAAAGGACCAATATGAACAAAGAATGGTTTAACTGGCAAAATAAAACACTGATACAAGATCAGGTGTATTCTTTGCATAATTTTTTAGATATTGGCATTTACAATCGATTAAAACACGAAGTACGCAATGAGCCAAACACATGGCATAACAATTATTCAAATAGATTGGTTGTTGAGAACGTGCGAACACCAATGGTATTAGAATTTGCCACAAGGTTGTTGCCTTACTTTGCTGAAGAATTCAGCGGAGAGTATTGTGTCACCACTGCCAAGATATATTTAGATCTCAGCGGTAGTGCAATGTTTCCGCATTTTGATGGTAAAGATTTTGATATCAGTATGCAGTTGTACATGCCCGATGTAGATGCTCCAAACATGGGCACACAGTTTTGTTTCGACCATGAGTTGAATCAGCAAATTGAAAACAATCCAAGCATTCTACTGGACACCAAAGGAAAATTTGTCCCTGAATCTAAATATGTCATGCCCATACCATTTAACAAAAATCATGGCTATATAAATTTCAACCGCAAGCCTGTGCGTACATTGCACAAGACAGCAATTGTACCACTTGGTCTCACAAGAGAAAGTTTGCATCTTAATTTCAATGTCAAACAAGGCGATTTATTGGGACTGGAAAATATACATTATCATGCTGTCAAAGGAACTGCATTATGAGCAACATCAAGATTGAACCACAACATGAGAGCGAAGGTACCGAAGACGACTTCTTTGATGACATACATGGTCGATGGGCTAAAATGGAAGCTGAACGTCGAGCCTCTGATGAGTTCAAAATCAACAACATGGAATATGACATGGGCCAAGCAGACTGGTTTGTGAGCCGGGTACGCAGCAGTGATGACTATGCACAGAACTTGTATGCTGCCATGTGCAACAACCAGTTCCAAAAGCAAGATGTTTGGCTCATACTCAAAGATGCCTACTGGTCATGCACTTGGCGTTATGCAGGTGGCATTGTGGCAGACCTGCAGGCCAAAGGTGGCGACTACATGGACTGGTACTGTTCGGGCATTGGAGACAAGACTGACAGCAAGTTTATTGGTGAAGGCAATGTGGCCGACGAAATTGCCGTGGATTTGGCACTGCTTGGCTGGCGTGTGATTGAAGAACCTGACAGTGAATAAATATCATTATGTATAAATTTAAAGATTCTACCCCAGACTGGTTGTATCATCCGGCAAATTTAGATGACAATCTTTTGCCGCAGATACAAAAAGAATTGAAAAAGTTTTTCTTATCAAATAAAAACCAGTCTCTTGTGCCAATGACTAGTACCTATATTGAATACTATGATATAAAAACTTGTCCTACATTGATACAACAATTAGAACAATGGGACCTGTATACTAAATTCTGGGGGCTGGCATTTATTTCTGTTGATTCTACCAAAATTTTTCCGCCACATGTGGATGCTGACGTAGACTGTGCATTGAACATTCCAGTGTTCAACTGCGAAGGAACTTATACAGTATGGTATGATGGCGTAATCACTGACAATGAATTACCTGACTATGCCAAGGGCATAAAAATAGCCGAGATTTCTAGAATTGCTGATCCAAAAACAGTGAAAGAAATTGGAAGATGCGATTCTAGTGTTCCACACTGGCTCAATATCAATGTATTGCATAGACCCGAGACCACACACGATCGATTTAGAGTGGCAGCTAGTTTACGGTTTAATCCTGAGCCATTGAACGAAAAAAGGGAACTATGGCCACATCTGATTAAACAATAAAGGTGCCAACGTCACTGTTTAACTTGCGCTAAATAATCTTATGAGATTTAGCGAATTCCACCCCGTTGACGAAGCAGCCATGAATCCTGCGGCTTTTGCCCAGGCCATTGAGCAAGGACAGGCCAAGGGCGTGTTGGTGGGGTTTGAGTTTGAAGTGGGCATACCCCGTGCTACATTTGCTCAAAGCAAAAGCACAGCACACACCGCAGACACAGTGGCCGATACTATA